GATCTTTACCCCGGAAAAGAAGATCCGTAACCAGATTGAACAGGCGCCTACTCCGGCTGCTAAAAGCCGGCGCATCGCAGAACTGGAACGTCAACTGGCTAAGAGAGAAGGCAATCAAATAGAGGTGCAACAGGAACTAAAGGCGGTTCGGTCTGAAAAAGATAAGGCTGAGATGTTAACTGAAGCCAATAGCGCCAGGATCGAAAATATTGAAAAAGCCCTGGTCGATATGGGCGTGACCTTGAGCGACATTTTCAACGGGGACGCCAAAGTGGTCTTAAAGGGCTCCGCGGTGGTTCAAAATACGATCGGCTCTTTTTCTGAAAACCGCCAAAAGGCCATTTCCATGATGATTGACGGATGGCCGGATAGTGAAATCTCCAAAAAGTCCAAGTTGACCAAAAATCAACTCAAGGCAGTCAAGGCGCAATTCCGCAAAATGATGGAAGACCGTTTCACTGAACTGGTGGACCGGGGATTTACTCTGGATGACTTTGACCCCAAGCAGGGATTTGGAATTTCCGGTTCTGAGCGCATCGAACCCCGCAAAGTAAAACTCTCCCCCCAAGAGCGCAAGCGCCGGGTAAAAGAACTCATGGACGCGCTGATGATGCCTGACAAGATGCGCAATTCCGGAAAGCTCAAAAAACGCCGTAAAAAGCGGGTGGGCAAACCCGGATATGACCCCACTAAATTCAATAATCCCAGCACCGACCCGGTTCCCTATGAGGGGCCATTTACGCAAACCTTTACCGGGGGTGACGTAACGGAAGCCTATGAGTTTGGTTTTGATTTAAGCAACCGGGACCAGGTGATCCGGGTGGGCCGGGCTATCGAAACTGAAACTAATTCAAGCGGCTTTGACTGGGTTTATGAACACTGGATTAACTTTATTCTGGCCGGTCCGCAAACCCACATTGTCAACATTACCGGTAACGCGACGGCGGCGGCGGTGGAATACAGCTTACAACGCGGCATGGAGATAGCGGTCAACATGGTGGTGCGTGACCCCATGAGCCCGCAACTCGGGGAAGTGAAATATCTCCTTCGGGGCCTGATCCCCGGAATCATGCGCGGACTCCACTACGGAGTTCGGGCCTTTGATACGGAAAGCGATATTTTTGAAAGCGAGGTCTTAAACAGCCAGGTCGACATCCATGACTTTGATAAGGCTGGCAACATCAAGCGGGCGGTAGGCGGAAAATACGGCCGCGCCGTGCGTATTCCCGGACGGTTTTTGCAGTTCATGGATAACTGGTTTAAAGGTGCTATCGGGCAGGTGGAAGTGGGCGCGGTGGCTTACCGTATGGGCCGCGCTAAAGGGCTCAAAGGCCCGCAACTGGAAAACTTTATCCGGAGCGAAGTCAATCTTCCCGGTTCTTATTCCTGGTCTAAGTCCGTGGAAAAAGCCAGAGAACTAACCTTCCAGACCCGTCTTAAATCATGGAAGCAGGGCGGGGCCGCCCTGGAAGGCTTTGTGAGAATGCTTCAGGATGCCAGAACCGTTGATACGGCTTCCACTTCCGGACGGGTGGGACAATTTATTCTGGGGCTGATTTTACCGTTTGTTCGCACCCCGTTTAACATTTACCGGATGGGGCTGCGTAAAAGCCCGCTGGGATCGGCTGAAGCGATTGTTCATCTGGGCCAAGGTCTTTACAGCGTAGCTAAAGGTAAGCCGTTTATTGAGGGCTACCCGAAGGCGCGAATGGTTAAAGAAATCTCCGAGCAACTTATCGCATGGGTTTCTGCATTTATGATTTATGACTGGATTGAAGGCGATGATGACGATGAAGATAAACCCCTTTTAATCACCGGTTCCCGGCCTTACAACATCGACGGAGGCGGAAGTCGTCAACTGCTGGAGCGCACTTCCGGTGGCACGTTCCAAATCCGTATAGGCGGGCGCGACGGATTTTATCTTGATTACGGCCGCATTGAACCTCTGGCCACCACTCTGGGAACGGTGGTGGACACCGTGCGGGCGGCCAAAAGTAAAGAGCCTACCGATGTGGTTATCGGCAAAATGGCTTCTTACTTTATGGCGGGGGCTCAAGAGAAAACCTTCTTATCCGGTCTGGCGGGGGTCACTAAAAGCGTTGAAGATTCTATCAGCGACCCCAGCCGGGTGGGCCGACGTCTCAAGAAGTTCGCCACCTCCGCCATCGTCCCTAACCTGATCAAGCAACCGCTACGAAACCTGGATGATTACGCCCGGGATTATTACACCGCGGACACCCCCTACTTCATGCTTCCGTCCGGAAGTAACGCTGAAAAACGCTATGACATTTACGGAAATCCCATTGAAAAACAGGGCAGTCCCCTTCTGCGGGTGTTCTGGGATGTGGGCGTGAAACCCTACAAGGAAATCCAGCCCGCCGATAAACTGATAAAAAACTGGAACAGCAATAACCCGGATGAGGAATACTTCCCTGCCCGTCCCTACCGGTCTTATTATCGCATCGAAAATCCTGAAGGCGAATTTGAGCCGATGACCGCCAAACAAGTGGCCCGGCTTGACAAACGAGCCGGTGAAATTTTCTCCAAAAAATTAAGCGGGTGGCTCAGTCCGTTAAACGTCAAGCGACCCCGGAAAGAGGACATTGACCGAATCAAAAAAGATTTAAGCGCAGCCCGGGAACAGGCGAAAAAGGAAATCACGCGCAAGCCCGGCAAAGGGGTCAGCCAGTTAATGGGGTGGAATTAACTTGTCAGAACCGTTTCCAACCGATAAACATTGAGGATTCATAAACGATGAAAGAGAGTGAGAATAATACCGGAAAGTTTCTGGAAAAGACTGAAAAAATTCCGGAGCCCAACGAGGCGGAGAACCAAAAAGGGAGCGCCCTGGTCCCCTTTCCGACCAACCTGAAGTTGACCAAGGAACAGGAGGACCGGTTAATCGATCACGTTTTTGAGCGCAAAGAACAACTGGAAAGGGAACTGGGGCGGGATCGTGCGCTTTCCTACGGGTGGTATAAAGGGGACGGGTTTGATAATAGTTCTGACTTAGATGATGCCAAGCGGAGCTTTTTCGGGAAAAGGGATCTTTATGAGGCCCAGTATCAGAATGATGTCACCTGGCGCCCTTATCTTCTGGGGGGTATCTTCAAGCGGAGCAACCTGACTGTCCCTCTCTCCCGGCGTATCTGCCGGCAAATGATCAGCCGGTATAACAACTACTTTTTCGGCACCGACCCATGGATGGCCGCCTACCCGGTGGGAATTGATGACACCGAAAAAGCCGACCGGATTGACCAATACGGCAAGCACAAAAGCAAGCAGTCACGGCTCAAAAAAGAATTACTGGCCAGCGGGAAAGCGGCTTTTATCCGCGGGGAAGCGGTGGTTAAGACCGCCCAAACCAAAAACTCCACTTTCTATAAAAAAATAGTCACTGTTATGAGCGACCCGGAAGGCAACCCGCTTCTGGCTGCCGATGGAGATTTCATCACTGAAACCGACGAGTGGATTGAAGGCGATGGCGTCATGGTCCTCAAGCGCGACGGCCAGACCGAAGCGCCCCCGGAGGGGTCCTATCAATGGAAAAGCCGGGCCGTGTCCCGGGAGATTACCCATTATAAGGGTCCGGAGAGCACGATTGTTTATTTCAAGGATTTCCTCTGCCCGCTAACGGCTACTTCGGTTCAAGATGCCGATTGCGTTATGCACCTTTATGACATGAGCGTGGATGATCTGGTGGATTCGATCACCCGGGAGGAGAATTTCGGCGGGGAAAGTTCATTTAGTGAATTTCAAAAGAAAGTCAGTCTGGTCCGTGAGTTGGCCGACGAGGACGAGCGGCCCAAAGCGGCAAAAAATCAGGTACACGCTTACTCTGATGAGGATAATGAGGACAGCATGGTGGCCAGCGGCCCGACTGCAGAGATAGCCGAAGTCTATGTTCGATTTGACGCGGATGAGGACGGCATTCAAGAGGAAATCATGGTGCAAGTGGACTGTAACTCCCGGCGTCCGGTTTTCTATGACTATCTGGGTAACGTGACCGAAGACGGGACCCGTCCTTTTGACGTGCACCGTGTAAATGAAGTGGAAGGGCGGTGGTATGGCATCGGGGCAATGGAAATGTTTGAATCCTCCCAAGAGGTTATCGACCTGATGGTAAACCGGTGGAACATGGCCAGCGGTGAAGGGGGCCGGCTGACAGTCTGGAATCCGGAAAACACGCTGGAGGGTCAGGCCGATCCCGACTTGAAAATGAACTGGGGGGAAACCTACACGGCAGCTCCCGGCAAGACCATCGAAGACATCGTGGACGTCAAATATCTGGAAAACATTAAGCATAATGAAATCAGAGATATTTTTGAGTTCTTCCTGCAAATCGTCATGAACGAGAGCGGGGTACAACACGCCAATGACGCCAATATGGTGGGACTGGATCAGGCCAAACTTGCCACAGGCATCCGTAACATCGAGAAGTCCGGGCAGGAAATGTTCAGTATGTATCTCTCTGAAGGCGAACCCTGCCTGGCGGCCATCTGTAAGCGGTTTATTAACGTGCTTTTAGCGAACCTGGATGAAGAGGAGGCTTTTGAATACTTTGACGGACGCGGGATGATCCAACAGCGGATCAGCCCGGAAGAAGTGGCTGACGTGCACATGGATGTGCGCATGGAATTAACCCGCTACAAGGGCGAACAGCAACTTCAAAGTAATATGCAGGCGGTGGAACTGGTGGAGCGCTTTTTCAGCTACCCCCCCGAACTCCAAATCCAACTCTCCCCTTTCTACGTGCAAATGCTAAAAGCCCTGGAAGTCAAAGACGCCGAACAGGTTTTAAGCAACCCCGGAGGCGTCATGCTGGGCGGCGGGCAAGAACAACCCGGCTCGGCGGGCGCTCAAGGGCTTCCTCCCAGCGGCGGAGGGCAAGGCACTCCCGGGCGGGCACCTACTAATCTCTAATGGCCGAACGCATCAAAATAAGCAAGGATGGGGTGGAGGAGGAAACCGACCCCAAAGAACAGACCCAAATCGATCTGCGTAGTCTGATTCAAAATGACGGCTACAAGTATTGGTACAAAAATAAAATCGAAAAAATTGAAGCCCGGCTCTTGCGCGACCTGCGGGCGATCGACGTTCAGGACTATCAGGAGTTTTGCCGGATTCGCGGAAAGCTCGACATTCTTGACGAGTTTAAAAACATTGCCGAAAAAGAACTCAAGGCGCTGGGGAAGTAGTTCATTTAAGTAAATGTGAGGTTGCAAAGGTCAGTTATCCAGTAGTGGAACATCGTAAAACTCTACGCTCTCCATTGTCACATTAGTAGGGTCGCGCGGGATTTGGGACACTTTTGGGTTTCTGGGTGCCGATTAGTGTCACTTCTTACCGCTTCTGCACCCCTGATTAAACAGCTTTGCATGTAAGTGGCAAGGGGTTTTAAATACCCAACTAATCATCCAGATAATTAAACTGAAGGGCGCTCAGGTTAACCGATAGATCTATCGAACCGGTCTGTGTGGTGTGTAGGCTCGCGCGAGAAATGGGACAGTTTCTCAACGAGTTGGGACACTTTTGGCGGGGTGATGCATCTCAGGGGTGGGTTTTTAGCAGAGTTGCAGGGGGTCTGAAAAGGGTTTTCATGGCTTATTCAATCGTAAAATTGAATCGAGCTGAGACGGGTTTCGTAAAATTCAGAAGCGTTCCTCGTCCAGCTTGCCTCTAAATTTGCAGCATTAGCCGTTCCCGAAACACCAGACTTTGTATTTCTGGACCAAGCACAGCAGACAAAGTGGATACCGTTAAAAATGACGTAAGCTTCATCAGAAATCTCACCTGCCCCAATAGTCGGTGTATCTCCGTAAGAATTAAGCTGAACAGCACAACCTGATGACCCGCTGTAAATATTAAGACCGATAATATTAGTCGTGTCACGAGCCGCGAATGGATTTGATTTCAATCCGTATCCGACAAAATTGCTTTCATTGGTTGTATCCCCGTCATACAGCCGCATGACGTTACCGCTCGTAGTCTGCATTTGAAAAGCGAGCGCAATTGAGTTATTAGTTACTCTTGTCATCGAAACTGAATTTCCCAGCCCTCCAAATCCGTCTTCTGTTTTGCAGACTCGCTTTATCGGTTCTGGCTGACCAAAAATAAACTTCCACCCCTCACGATCAGTATAGTGGCCCTCCGCGTCGATAAAATCATTGAAAGCACCGTCTGAATCAAAATCATTGTAAGCACTTATTCGGAAAAAAAGCCAATATAGTTTGGTAGCATTGATCAGCGATAGGGCGATTTCTTGGTCGGTGGGGGTGTTACCTTTTTGAGTGCCGCCCAGAGTGGTCCAATAGTCGAAACCAGAGACATCTACTTTCCCAGGACAAAACGGGAAATGGCCGAGGTGAGTGGTCATGGCCGAGGATAAACAGCAGCAATTGTGGCGATGTTAGAACCCGATGAATCTTTAGCGCCATCGAAACACATAATATCAGTTGCGGTGAGATGGGTATTAACATGTTGGACGAGAATAACAGGGGGCGTGGCATCACAATTGATAGTGGTGATGACTTTTCGGAAATAGGTTTGAGCCTTTGGGGCGCCGCCATCGTGCTCGATGACGCCGCCGCCGAAGGTGTCGCCGTTGCCGAGGGATTCGATGGCGGCGGCGGTGACGGCGGTCCAGGTGCCGATGGTGCCTTTGAGCCAGATTTTATCGGTGCCAGACCCGAGCAGGGGAAACCAAGTGTCGAGGTTTGTGATGGTAAGTTGGTTGTCCGGATCTAGGTCGGTGTATAAATGGCTGTTGGCGATAACTTTGGCCTGGTAGCTGCCGGCATTATTCGGATCCTCTCGAATAAGAATGGTGTAGGGATTGGCGGAAAAAATCTCGTCGCCGGTGCCCTCCTCTGCCAAAACCATGTAGGCAACCCCGTCTGTCCCGACAATGCGCTTGGCCGGGAAATACGGGGAGAGTTCTCTGATAAGCCCTCCGAGCATGGCTTCTTTTTCTTTGAGAGAGCCGATGACGCCCCGGTGGAGGTCCGGCTTAAACTCCCGGTCGTCGATCGGGGATTCCGGGGTGGGATGATCAAATGAACTGTCATTCACGGTCCCCCGAGTGTATCCGAAAACCTAATGTTGACAATTAATAAACACCTGATCCATACTGTCCCTATATGAGTGAGGCTGTTGCCCATGAAAAGACGGCACCCGAGGAAGCTCCGGAAACGGAAACTCCTGCGAGTGAAACTTCTTTAACCCAGCAGGACGACTCTGATCGTAAGGCGGGGGCAGAAGAAGCGGATTACTACGCTGATCTGGAAAAAACTCTGAACGAGACTCCTGACTCTGTTGACGCTGACAAAGCCGAAGCTACTGACGAACCGGAGGCCGACGCCCCGGATCCCGGCGAAGCTACTGAGGAAAGCGAGGCCACCGAGCCCGCATCCCCGAAAGAGCCCGCCGAGCCCAAAGAAGAACCGGCTGCATCAACAGAAGAAACGGATACCCAATCTAGTTCTAAACCCGAAACTGAAACCGAGGCGGCACCAAAGCGCCAACGTCAATTCCGGTTCCGGCCCAAAAATGAACTGGAAACCAGAGCTTTTGAGATTTTTAAGCAGGAAAAGGGAATCGAAATGGTCGATGCCCTGGAGCGGGCCCGGGCTGAAATGGCGCCCAAGCCCGAAGAAGGTGAAGATACCGACTCCGAGGCACCAAAGCCCACCCCTTTCCCCAAAACTGTTTCTGATACTGAAGCCAAGATCAAGGAACTCCGGGCCGAACGCCGAAAGGCGATGGTCGATGAAGTGGACTTTGAGAAGGCGGCTGATCTGGATGACCAGATAGACGACCTTCGGGACCACCTGACGACTCTAGAGCGATTTGCCGAAGCTGAAGCAGAAAATCAGGAATCTCAAGTTGAAATCCGGATCCGGGAAGCCCAAGAACGAGCGGTTCAAGAATACCCCGACGTTCAAAGTGCTGAGAGTGAACTCTCCCGGCGAATGGTCGAAATCGACAACTACCTGGGAGAAAGTGGCAATCCGCTTTTCAATGATCCGGACAAGTTTTACAAGGTGGCTCAAATGGCTGCCAATGACTTGAGTATTTCCCCGGTTATTCCGGGATCTACGGCTAAACCGGCCTCTAGCGGAAAGAAATCCGCGTCTTCTGTCCCTCCCAAGCGGCAAGCGTCGCCTGTGCAACCCGCGAGCGGAAAAGCTCGCACTCAACCACAAGTAAATAACCCGGAAGCACAGGTTACGGCCAAGGTGGACAGCATCAAGACTGAACTGGACTATGAGCAATTCATAGAAACCTTGTAAGTCGCTCTCCTTCTTAGCTTTATCTGTGTTTCCTAAAAACAGGAGGCACTATTATGTCTTGGGAATTAACTTCCCCTAATACGGGAGCATCGGTATCGGCACAAGCAACCGATTCGGTGCGCAAACTGTGGCAAAAGGGCATCGATATATTCGAACAGAACACCGATTTCTGGATGGATTTCGAAGGCCCGACTAGCCGTTCTGTCATCAAGCGCAAAAAAGACACCGCTGCCGGTAAGGGTCAAACGATCACCTTTACCAATATGGCCGGGTTCTACCAGGAACCCCACCACGGCGATGAACTTTTCGAAAGCTCTGATGACTTCGAGAAAATCCGCGTCAACGACTACCAGATGGTCGTGGATTGGATGCGTAACGCAATCCGCTACAACCAGCGCATGGAAGAATACATGGGTATGCGCGGGGAACTCAAAAGCGGGTTTAACACGGAAATGGGCAAGTGGATGGGCCGGACCAAGTCCGAGCGTATGTTCATGCTCTTCCGTGAAAAACTCGCTGATTCCTCAAAGCAGGTTATCAACGGCAAAACCGTCGATACCCTTGTTTCTGAAGACACACTGGACTGGGATTCGATCATCACCATGAAAACCACTATGAAGCGCCTGGGCGGAATGCCCGCTATCGGCGGCTACCGAAAAGACGGTAAAGCCGAGTTCCGGAACTTCGTGGTGGCCGTGACCGATACCCTCGACTCGCTGGAAAAAGATACGACCTACAAGGGCTATCTCCGTGACGGCGATACGCGTGGGGGCGTCAACTACCTGTTCAACACCGGATTCCGGGATGTTCGGGGCCAAATCATCCGCGAATACAACCCCATCGACCACGACGGGTTTGGCGCAATCGGCTCCCCGCTCAACCCGAAAGCGGAACTGGGTAACGCAATTACGGCCGGGACCGCTGCTTTCGACATCGAAGGCGGAGGCAGCACGGCCGCTGCGGACGAAACCAAGATCAAGTACTTCAAGTACTTCCCGAACTACGGGTTCAAGTTCTGCGAGGGCGATGCCCTGGCGGCCTCGAGCGATCCGTTCTACGTCTTGATTGTCAACCCGGACGATGGCTCGGCCAACGCCCGTAAGATCGGATTCTACAAATGTGTCGCTAACGATGGTCATAAGATCACCGTGACCGAGCGCTTGGGTTCCGGAACCGGAGGCATCGAATCTACCACGGTAGGGGATGTCACCTGGAATACCGGCGTCTGGTCTGGCAAGCACACCGAAACCCACCCGGTCGGAGCGACGATCTACCTGGCAAACTCCAAGGGGCAACCCTACGGGTACACGCTCTACCTGGGCGCTTGTGCGGCCTACCGCGGATATGGTATGCACCAAAACCACCGGTCCCAGCAAACCCACGAAGGTGGATTTGTTACCGATGTGTTCGTGACTACCGTGTTCGGTCAGGAACCGCGCAAAGATGTCAAGCTGCGCACTCCGGGAGCCTTGAGGCTCTGCCACGCGATCAATTACGCGGGCAGCCCGATCCCGCCGATTACCTAATCGTAAAAAAAAAAAATTGGAAGGGGCGGGGGAAATTCCCCCGCTCCTCTCCTTTTCAGAAAGAAAAAAGTATGAAAGAAATCAAAGGAATCCTGATTTTACCAACCGCTTCCAAGTCCCACCATAAGGTAGGAGAATTTTTGTGGAGTGAAGAATACCAGGCCCATATCTACAAAGGGCGCCCGTTGTCTCTGGATGAGTTCAATGAAGTCTCTTACCGCGTTTGCGTGGAAGAATCTGACTTTCATGGGCTCTACGAAATCCATCCCTACCCCAAGCTGGTGAAAGTGGAAACCGGTCCCGAGGCTCAAGTTTCCGAGAAAGTGGAAGTGGTTGATAAAAACAGTGAAGAACCTGCGGATACCCCGCCGGAAGAAGAAAAGGCAGAAGAGAAAGAGCCTGACTTCCGGGATAAATTTAAACGGCGGGGAGGTAAACCCGCGCTGACCAAACTGGCCTAACCCATGACGATCAAGGACGTACGCGACGATCTCTACCGTAAGCTCGACATCGAGACTTCCGCGGCGGCGCCCTTGTATATCCGTGAGGACGTGGCTCAAGCGATCAATTCCGCCCTCCAGACCATGAGGATGGCCGGGCCGGATTACTTCACAGCGGAATGGATCGACGTGGCGCTTTCCGGGGGGACGGCCGCTTACGTGCTCGATCAGGACGTGCAACGGGTAGAGGGCCCGGTGCGGACCAGTTCCGGGCTCATTTTGAGGCCGCTTAATTCGAGAACGTCCTATGACACCTTTAATCAGACCGTTTTGGGCAATACGGCGGCTTCCGGAGATCAGGGGACCCCGCTGGCCTACTACGTGGAAAACGAGGCACAGCGAGAAGATGACAGTGTTAAGATCACCCTTCTTATTGCGCCCACTCCGGATACGTCCTACACGCTCAAGGTGAACGTGACCAAAGAACCTCCGCGCATTGCCGGAGAGGATTTCTGTGACGATCCGCTTCCGACTCTGCCCGTGCCTCACCAGTACGTTGAAACCTTATTTCTACCGATCGCCCGCTACCACGTCACCCGGAGCCACTGGTTTAAGAGTAAAGACAGTGAGGCCCGGCTTCAGGCTGACTATGAAACGGCCCTGGTGGCCTTGGGGCTGGCCAGTCCGGATACCAACCCGGTGCGCCACTCCCGGCGTTCCTTTGAGGAAACGGAGGTCGGTAAATGACAACGGTTGAATTAGCTCACCGGGCCCTGCGCCATTCCCCTTACCGGGACCCCGCTCAAGTTCCTGTAGATGACGCATTAGACCTGGTGGATGCCATCAATGCGGCCCTGCAGGAGTTTTACTCTATTGCGCCTCCCGTCTATTCCCGGACAACGCTTTCCGGTGAACTTTACGGGGAATCCACGGTTTCCCTGACCTTGACCAACGGGGAAAGCACGTTCGGCTCGGATGTTTTCTTAGCCTCCCAGCGCGGCTACACAATCAAACTCGGGGATGAATCCAAATACAACGAGATTACCGGAACCGACAGCCTTTTAGATGTCTATGCCGGAACATCCGGAACCTATGATTGCCCGGTATGGGGGGATGTTATTCAGTTCTCCGACACGTCAATCAAACGGGTGGTTTCCCCTCCCCGGATTGAGGGCTGCAGCCATGGTCTTGTCAATGACCCCTCTATCCGTGAGTACGTTATGCGGGAAGGCCGGTCGGTCGGCGTCCCCCGGTTCTATTATGTGGAGCCGGTTGGAAGCTCTCAAGGGGGGCGGGAACTGTGCCTGGTGCGCTTTGCCCCGCTTCCTGATAAGCAATACACGGTGCGCATGGAAGTGGAATTGACCCCCACGCGCTACGGGTATCAATCCCTGGTAACTCCCGCCACGCTCCCGGTGGAAAACCATCAGGTCGAAAGCCTGCTTTTACCGCTGCTTTTCGATGAACTTTTGGACCGCCCGGGATGGGTGGGGACTTCTGCGCCGGCCCAGCGAATCATGGAGCGGGCACAGAGAGCCCGGGATGAAATCAAGCTGCTTCCCGCATACCTGGCCCCCAACCGCAACAAAATAGGAACCCCGAAAGGCTGGTAATGAGAATCCAAGATACAGATTTAAGCGATGCGATCGAAACCGCTATCAAAGAAATCAATTCCGCTCTCTATAACCTGCGTATCAATGACGGGATCATCGTGGAAATGCCCGAATCTCTGGAAGTGGAAGTGGAAATGGTGACAACCTTTTCCATGATTACCCGCAACGTGGAGGACGTGGACCCCGGCTCAACGGTTGTGGATACAACGGTAGATCCGGAAGTGACTCAAACCGAAACATCGACCCCGGGCGGACAGAAAACCATTTCCAGTGGAGGCGGCTCAAACCAAGTCGATGAAAAAAGAACCCACGAAAGTGCTTAATCATGGCTAGAAGCGACTACCTTTTAACGGAAATTAAGCGGACGACCACCAAGGGCGAGACGCAAACCACGACGCAAATGCCCCTGGATCCCACGACGCGCACAACGGTTAAAGACGCGGCCACCTCAACCAAAACCCGCGTCAACCCGGCATTGACCAAAACCCAGCGTTCCTATGATGACGTGGGACTGCTGCTGAAATTTTCTGTCCCGATCACGCAAAGAACCCCGGTACCTCCGGATGGAGCGGATACCGACCCCTGTTAATATGAGAACCCGAGTACCCACCACTGAAAGAAGCCTAAACGAGCGAGCCGACGCCTTCGAGCTTGACGGAAACGCCGACCTGCAGCCCAGCGATGCCGTGGTACTGCTCCAAGACCGGGGATTTGAGTTTGACGGAGATAAAAATTTACAACCTGTTAATGTTGCCAATTCGGATACGTTTTGGGAAACTGACGGAAATACAGACTGGATGCCACAATGAGCACAAAGAAAATAGTCCCCAGAGCCGACAATGAAGGCGGCATCGGAACCGCCCCCAAACAGTGGGCGTCCGGGTATTTTGTGACGTTGTTTAAAAACGGCAACGAAGTGGCAGAACTTTCCTCTCCGGCCTTTACCGGCAATCCTACCGCCCCCACGCAATCTACCGGGGATGACTCAACCAAGCTGGCAACCACCGCCTTTGTTCACAACCAGATTGATTCCGATACCGCCGACGCCGTGGACGGACCCTCCAGCGTAACCGACGAACGGGTGGCAGTCTTTGACGGGGCCACCGGGAAGCTCCTTAAAGAGGCGGCGTTGACAATCGCGGGGCTTCTGGCCCGGGCCAACCATACCGGAACCCAATTAAAAAATACTATTTCCGACTTCGCCCACGCCTCTGATCACCAGTCGGGCGGAAGCGACGAGATCAAGCTCGACGATCTGGGTGCGCCCGATGATAACACCGATCTGGATGCAAGTTCCTCTGCTCACGGACTCATGCCAAAACTCTCAGGCAACTCCGGTGAATACTTAGACGGCACCGGAGCATGGGTTTCCGCGGTAGCTGATGACTATACCGATGCCGATGCGGTGGCGGCGATAGCGGCGGTGCTGGACGATACCAATGGAATTTCTCTTGCCTATAGCGGTGGAGTGCTTACGGCCACTGTAAACCTCAAAGCGGCTGGACTTACTTCCATTCAGGGAGAACTGTCCACTGACGCCAACGGGGTTTACGTGAAGCTCGGGACGACGGCGAGCACGGCTGCGGCCGGTGACGATTCCCGAATCCCCACTCAGGACGAAAATGACGCGCTGGCCGGATCAAACGGAACGCCGAGCGCGGCTAACCCCTATGTGACCGATGATGATCCCAGGGTGCCCACCACCGACGAGAATGACGCTCTAGCGGGAACAGGAACGCCAAGCGCGGCCAATCCCTACGTCAGTGATGATGACTCCAGAATCCCCACCCAGGATGAAAAGGACGCGCTGGGCGGGACGGGCACTCCGGCCTCCGGTAACGCCTTTGTCACCGAGGACACACTTACCGATCACGCCGGAAGCGGCGCGCCCACTGAAGGCCATACGGTGCCTTTTCAGATGGGGTCTAATGCCAGATTTATTGAAACCCAGACAGGCGGGATGCAGGGCGTCACACTGCAAATACGGGACTCTGGCGGGTCATGGGTGGACCACCAGACATGGGAGGAGGCGGTTTAAAAAAATGCCTTATTTTTTAATTTCCAGTTACGCAACCTAAAAAGAAAGACCTAAAAAATGTTACAACCCATCACAGCGGTAAATGTTACCACGGACCCGACCCATATTGCTGATTATGACAGTGAGCGCTCATGGATCATGGTTCAGAACGTCTCGGATACCGACATCTATTTAAAGCTAAACGGGTCCTCTGCGGCCCTGACCACGGCAAACGGCATCCGGCTCGAACCAGGGGAAATCCTAACCATGGATAACTCCCAGGGTTCCAAGATTGCCACCAATTACATTCAAGCCATTCACAGCGGCTCCGGTAATAAGGAAGTCCGCGTACAAGGAGGAGATTAAATCATGGGAATTTCACTACATAAACCAGTCAGCGGCATCGACCCGAGTGAACTCGGCCTGGGCAATGTCGATAACACAGCAGACGCTGATAAACCCGTCTCGACCGCACAGCAGGCGGCGATACAGTTGCAGACTCGTAACGCTGGGTGGCAATTTCAGCACACGCTCTCGTCCGCAGATTGGCGCAAGGCGGCTAAATTT